GAGCAGTTGGCCCTGTGGGTGCGCGGTGGCGGGCGTGTACTGCCCGGTCTGGTCAAGCGTAGAGCCGCCGAGTCGGCACTGCTGGGGTAAACATGCCGCTCAAGAAACTTCAGTTGAAGTCGGGAGTCAACCGCGAAGGAACCCGCTACTCCACCGAGGGCGGATGGTTTTCCTGCGACAAGATTCGTTTCCGTCAAGGCGCACCCGAGAAGATCGGTGGTTGGCAACGCATTTCTAGCGAGACCTACAACGGTATCTGTCGGTCACTGTGGCAGTGGGCTACGCTTGCTGGCGTTCCATATCTTGGCGTCGGTACAAACACCAAGTACTACATCGCCTATGGCGGGTCGTACTACGACATCACGCCTGTTGTCTCTACGGTAACTTTGACCAATCCGTTCACCACCATATCTGGCTCTGCCACGGTAACGGTTTCTGACACTTCACACGGCGCTACTGACGGAACATTTGTCACGTATTCTGGAGCCACTGCTGTTGGTGGCTTGACGCTGAATGGCGAGTACCAGATTACCTACGTTGATGTAGACACCTACACGATCACCGCTGCAAGCAATGCTTCTTCTAATGCCACGGGAGGTGGCACGGTCACGGCTGCGTATCAACTAAACGCAGGCTCTGCAATTGCTGTGCCTATCTCTGGATGGGGCGCTGGTCCGTGGGGGTCGGGCGCGTGGGGCATAGGAACATCTTCCAACAATCCAATCCGCATCTGGAACCACCAGAACTTCGGTCAAGACTTGATCTACGGCCCCAAGGGCGGAGCGATGTACTACTGGGACGCCACCACCGGGCTGACTTCTCGCGGGGTAGCGCTGACCTCCTTGTCCGGAGCAACAGATGTACCGACCGTGCAAACGCTGTTCATGGTGTCTGATGCGTCACGGTTCACGATAGCTTTTGGGTGCAACGACTACGGGTCATCTGACATCGACCCCATGCTGATTCGCTGGTCGGATCAGGAAAGCGCGGTCAACTGGACCCCAGCAGCGACCAACCAAGCGGGCAGTCTGCGCCTGTCGCACGGCTCAAGAATTGATGCCACCCTGCAAACCAGACAGGAAATTTTGGTTTGGACAGACACATCGGTGTACGGTCTTCAGTACTTAGGCCCGCCTGTTGTCTGGGGCTCACAGCTTCTGGCTGATAACGTCTCCATTGTCAGTGACCGTGCTGTAGCGTTGGCTGCTGGTGTGGCGTACTGGATGGGAGAAGACAAGTTTTACACCTACGACGGTCGTGTAAACACACTTAGCTGTGACCTGCGCCAGTACATTTTTAGTGATATCAACTTGGATCAGTACAGCCAAGTCTGCGCCGGGACCAACGAACAATTTAACGAGGTCTGGTGGTTTTACTGCTCTGCCAGCAGTACCGCTATCGACAGGTATGTTGTGTACAACTACCTTGAGAAGGTCTGGTACTACGGCAACCTGGGGCGCACTGCCTGGACAGACATCGGTGTCACTTCAAACTTCCCGATTGCTGCAACCTACGTAAACAATCTTGTCCAGCACGAGACTGGTAACGACGACAACGCCACTGCGTCAACGCTCCCGATTGAAGCCTACATCACCTCGTCTGAGTTTGACATTGACGACGGCGACAGGTTTGGTTTTGTCTGGCGGGTGTTGCCTGATGTGACTTTCCGTGGCTCCGCCGCTGCGTCTCCTAGCGCGACGATGACGCTCCTGCCCCTGCAAAACTCTGGCTCGGGCTACAACTCCCCAGCCTCGCTGGGTGGGTCGGACAACGGCGTGGTCACTCGCACGGCAACGGTGCCTATCGAAGCCTTCACGGGCCAAGTAAACATCCGGGTGCGAGGCAGGCAGATGTCCATCAAGATGGCCTCAGATGGGTTGGGTGTGCAGTGGCAGTTGGGTTCCCCGCGTCTGGATATTCGGCCTGATGGCAGGCGCGGGTCATGACGATCTGGTCCACCATCACCAAAAAGTTTCGTGCGCCGCCGCTGCCGAAGCCGACGATCCAGTACGACTCAACGTATTTTGACAACCTTGTCAACGTCCTGCGCCTGTACTTCAACCAAATAGACAACCTGCTGGAGCAGATCGTGACGACTACAGGAAGCCCAGTACCCATTTCCATAGGCGGGACCAACGTCGATGCGTTCGGGCGGCTAAGAACCAGCGCTCCTTACACGATTTTTGACTCTCAAAACCGCTACGCTATTGACAATCAGTTTGACACCAGCACCGCCACTGGGGGCTCAACAACGTACCTGCCCAACGAATCATCTGTGCGGATGGATGTCACCACCTCCAGTGGTTCTGAAGTTGTAAGGCAGACTTACAGGTGCATGCCGTATCAGCCGGGTAAAGGTTTGTTGTGCTTGGCTACGTTCGTCATGAACTCACCTAAGACCGGGCTTCGCCAGCGGGTCGGGTACTTTGGAGCCCAAAACGGCGTGTTTATCCAGCAAGCAGACAGCACCGTCTCCTTCGTCCTGCGGTCTTACATCTCAGGATCTGTCAGCGATGCGCGGGCGGTCAACCAAGCGGATTGGAACGGCGACAAACTTGATGGGACGGGGGACTCCGGCTACACCCTGGACCTGACCAAAGCACAAATTTTGTGGATGGACTTTGAGTGGTTGGGAGTTGGATCTGTTCGTTGTGGGTTTATCATTGACGGCAACTACATCGTCTGCCACACGTTTGAGAATGCAAACGACATCACTTCTGTTTACATGACCACGGCAATTTTGCCGGTCAGGTACGAGATTACCAACACCGCAGCGACGGCAAGCGCTTCGTCCATGAAGCAAATTTGCTCTTCGGTGGTTTCAGAAGGCGGGTACGAGCAGACATCCATTGAGCACGTTGCCCGCAGGACAACGACCAGAACTTCGATCAGTACGACATTTCTCCCTTTGGTGTCCATCCGGCTGGCTTCCACCGCGCTGAACGCAGTGGTGCTGCCCGTAAAATTTAACGTGATGCCAACCTCGACGGGGGATGACTTTGAGGTTATCCTGGCAAAGAACAGCACAGGGCTGACTGGGGCCTCTTGGGCTGCGGTAGCAAGCGATGCCAACGTAGAGATGGACACTTCTGCCACAGCCATGACGGTAGGCACCATCGTAGATATCCAGTACGTGAAGTCCACTAACCAGTCCAGCGGGTCGATCAACCAGACTGCTGGGTACAACTGGGATCTTCAGTTGGGCTCCTCCTTGACGGGGACGAGTGACATCTATACGCTGGGCATCCGGGTGCTGTCGGGCTCCTCCGGTGCTGCCATCGGGTCTTTGACCTTCTACGACTTGACGCAGTGATAGGCTGATCCTGGAATCTGACATGAACGCTCTATTACCTGTCAACTTTGATGCCGGTGGTGATGTTTCTTACTCCGACGCTGCTGACGTTGACGAGTTGCAGCGGATCGTTGGGGGTGCTCCTGCCCCGGCTCCCGACAAATTTAACGCCCTGCCCACCGTATCGCCTGCTGCAAAAGCAATTGCAGATATATACAACACATTCATCTCTTCTCGCGGCGGTAACACAGAGGCCAATCAGCAAGAGGCGCAGAACTATCTGCTTGGTGTAGGTTTAGACCAAGGCACCATTAACGACGCCTACAATTTTTGGCAGCAGTCTTATGCTGCACCTGCCCCCACCCCGGCCCCCACCCCGGCTCCAACCCCGGCACCACCAGCGCCAACACCTGCACCTGCACCTGCAGCATGGGAGCCATTGGCGGCTCAAATTGCTTCGCAATGGCAAGGATACGGTCTTAACCCAGAGATCCAAGGAATCAACCGCGCTAATGAACTGGCGCAAATTCTTGCTAACTACGACATCACTGACCTGTCAAAGATAGGCGTCAAAGAAACACCGTATGAGGAGATGGTTAACTCCGTTACCGGCGAAGGTGGTCAGGATAGCTGGTCAACAGTTACAAGGAACCGTGGGCAACTTACATACGGCGATCAAACATTTGGACGTTTAGGTGGGTTTGGAAGTGGCGGGGAGCAAGAGTTTTCTGCGCCTCAAGAATACTTACAGCAATCAGACCCAGGCAGGTACGGTCTTGGGTACTCTGCTGCAGGCAAAGGGTGGACAGAGTTTGAGGTAGTTAGAGACGCTTCTGGCAAAGCTGTAATTGTTCCACGTTGGGGATCAAGTAGTGACTTAGACCCTGGTCTAATCCAAGTGCTGGCTCTTGCTGGGAATTTTCTTGCTCCGGGGATATCTTCTGCGCTGGCTTCTACACTCGGCGCAACTGGCGCTAACATTGCCACGCAAGCGCTCGTGCAGGGCACTCTTGGTGGTCTTGGTGCAGAAGCTCAAGGTGGCAGTTTTGGCTCTGGCTTTGGCAAAGGTGCAATTACAGGTGGTCTGACAGCAGGCATTGGGTCTCTTACAACACCGTTTGCAAACTCTATTGGTGCGGATGTATTGGCCGCTGGCGCTCCTCAATGGGTAGCTGACGCTGCTACAGCAGCAGTTCGCGCTGGAGCAGGCGCTCTTCCACAAGCAGTCATCTCCGGTAATTTTGGCAACGTACTGACCTCTGCGCTCACAGCAGGGGCCACATCAGGCATCACGGCTGGCCTGTCAGACCTGACCGGGTTTACACAACCTCAGATCAGTGCTGCTGTAAACATCGCACAAGGCGCTGCGTCTGGTGACCTACAAAAGATTTTGGCCGGGGCAAGTGCGTTTACAGACAGCCCAATCCCTGGTCTTGCCTCCAAAGCGTTGACGCTGAAAACGGCGGTTGAATCGGGCGAGCCGACAAGGATCATGTCTGCCATGCAGGGCTTTGGCTCTGCGATGGATGCGTACAACAACCAGCAAGCACGGGACAACAGCACCACAGACACAGGCGACGAGACTGCC